AGACATTTAGATTTGTTTTTGGATTTGGCTTTTGTGTACCCTAATATATTACTGGGTAAATTCATTCCTGTCAATCTGTTTTTTCAATACATCAACCATCTTAGCCATTTGACTAAATGCTTGACTCATATCAGTGCCAGAAGGAATGCCCATCATTTTAGCAGATTCAATAATCTGCTCTTTCATTTTCTTTGCTTCAGGATCATCTGATAAACTCAAACGAGTGTACATAATCTGTTGCTTCTCAATCAACCTTTCAAGAAGATCAACATGAAGATGCTGATCTTCTTTAGTCATAGAGGGAAATTTAAAGACATTAGAATAAACTTCTTCTTGAAGTTCACTAATCTCTACCATCTCCGCACGAACTACATCTGATTGAAAAAAACTCATCTATTCCTCAGTTGTTCCAGAGTCACCGTCGTTGGAATCACTCCCTTCAGAGGGTTCGCCATCGATGCTAGACCCTTCGCCCACATCGCCTTCGATTTTGGTGGCAGCTTGTGCCTCCTGTTCTTTGCTATCTTCAATTTGTTGCAACACATCTATAGCACCCTCGATTTTGACACGAGTGTTATTTAATTCATTTACCTGTTTGACGGTTTCTGTATACCGTTTCTTCAATTCTTCAAGTATTGCAGCATTTTCAAGAGCCATGGATAATAACCTCCTTTAAGATTTTTTTGTAATGGGGTACATTTATATTTAGGAAAGGTTTATATTTTTTAATCTTACGACTTACGGTTTCCCACACAGGGTCATTCAGTCGTTTATCAAAATCCTTTCCATACCCTAATATTATATCATATATTACCATACTTTCAAGTGATATGCCACCCCCCAAATAACTTTTAAGGATTGGTGGGTGTCCTTTTGAACAATTAAACACATCATCAACCTTCCTATTATCAAATACACTCTCTGCTTCTTCCTTAAAAATATAAGAAAGTGATTGGGTTTTCTTTTTCCATTCTTGATACCTTCCTTCTCCTTCCTTTATCATCTCACCAATCCACATCGTTGCAGGATCAGTAGAGTATATAAAGTTAGACACAAAGAACTCTTCTACTTCTTTATCATTCTTTGATCTTGCAAACTTTTCAAACCAGAACCTATCCTTCCTCTTATAAAAGGCTTGGACTGTTGCTCTGGTTTTACCACGATACTTATGATAATCGTAATGGTCTTTAGTAAAGTGATTTTTTAATGACAAATAGCATCGGTATGCATCAAAGGGCATCATTTACCTGCCTTCTCTAGATTTATTTCTAATTGTAATGTGATTGCCTTCAATTGCAAAGTCTAAGTAATCTGTATGATCCCAACCAAGTTCTTCATAAAGACCATTTAGTTTATCCATATCATCCCAAAGATCTGTGGGAGTAGGTTCACCCCAAAAAGGATTATCGTCTGGATTCATAGTGGTAGTTTAGCTCTTGAACTACGTTTTAGGAAGTTAAGTTCTGATGCCTCATACTTAATCTTTTCCTTTAATGGTTTAGGAATAAGTTTAGGAACTGATTCCAAATCAATACTATTCTTATCACAAAAGTGAATGATAGCATCAATATAATTCATGTTTTCATTTAACTGCACTAAGGTTTCAATTTCTTGTGCAAAACCTGCAGAGGAGAAGAACTTACTCTTCAATACCTTCTCTAGTTCATTCTCCATCCTGTCTCCTAGTACTGTTAGATACAAACTCTTTTATATACCTTACTAATAATTTAATATAGTCCCCTTTATTCCTTTTGTCAAATACTTTTACTTCACCACCAGGTGTGACCATGATAGTGATTAATTTCTTGACAGGGATCTCAGTTAATTCATAGTAAGCAGCGGCATAGAACGTTTCCTGAACAAAATAGTTTTCCAACCACTTCTCAGGTTTAATCTTCTCAGATGTCTTAAAGTCTATTACTGCTAGTTCACCTTCATACTCTGCTATACAATCAACTCTTCCAGCAAGACCAAGGTACTCAGAGTAAAGGGTTCTTTCTATAGCATGTATGTTATTTATCTTATCCAGATATGGTTTAGCATGATGGAACATAAACTGAGTAGCAGGTCTAAACTCATTCCAATCAATTTCATTATTCCTCATGTAAACTTCAACTGCCTCATGAAAATCAGTTCCACGAGTAGTTGCTTTCTTAGTAATACGATTGGCTTCTTCAATACCAATTCTCTTACGCCAATTAATAAAGATCTGCCTATTATAAAAGGAAGTAACTGAAGTAATAGAAGGAACCCAACTACCATCAGGAAGTTGATACAATCTACAACCAGGAGTTTCTTTCTTTTCTAATTCAATATCACCTAAGAAATTACAATGTTCAAACATCATATGGTTGTTTCCATTTTAGCTAAGAGATACTCCTTGACAAATCCAGAACGAACAATATCGTCAACTCCGAACTCAACAATATCAACGGACGGCATGATGCGAAGGATCTTCATAAAATCAATCACACCATTTTTTTCATTAGTCTTAACAAGATCTGATTGAGTGGCATCACCACAGAACATGATCTTAGATTCTTGACCAACTCTTGTTATTATACTATCTAACTCATGAAAATTCAAGTTTTGATACTCATCCACAATAACAATTGCTTTATCTAATGTTGTACCACGAATGAATGATGTACTCCAGAATGATATGGTTCCTTGTGTTTTAAGATTTCCATAGAGCATCTCAAAGTCTGCTTCACTTGGCATCTCAAACATAAACTTTACCATATTTTTATATGGTATTTGATATAGTGAGGACTTATCCTCATGATCACCAGGTAAGAATCCAATCTCTCTTGTAGAAACAAGTGATCTTACAATATAAATCTTCTCATAAGGAGTCTTAGGATCTAGTACATCTCTAAGTGCATTATAAAGAGTTATAAATGTCTTACCAGTACCTGCACATCCATATGCAACTAGGTTCTGATTGTTTTCATAGCAACGAAATAATTCTTCTTGGTTCGGAGTTAGAGGGGTAATTGCCCTCATCAAGTCCGTATTAATAGGTTTCTTTCTTTTCATTTGCTTATTACTCATTCCGTATGGAACAACTATCTTACGATTTTTAGATTTAGATGTCATGTTAGTCTACGTCAAAAGCAGATTGAGTTGAAGATTCATAAGATCCTCTTTTAGCTAGTCTTCCAGAGATACCTCCAGATTTATCTGCTTTCTTCAATACCTCACCCCATCCAGGATTTCTATTAACTAATTTATCTCTCCACTCACCAACCTCAACTCCCAGACTTGGAGAATTTTCAGGAGTAAAGTATCTTTCCCAATCAGGATTATCAGTCTTCCACTGATCCCAATCATGGATACTCATTCTCACTTCCTTCTCTTCACCAGTTTCTTTGTTTATAACAGGGTATGTTGCCATAGATTTTAATGATGTGTAAAATTATTTAGTTGATCACCTAAAAGGTGGACCACTAAACCAAACAACAAGTGATTTTCTTACTCCAGATGTAACAGGTCTAACTCTATGCCAACTATGAGATGGAAAAACAATTATAGATCCTTTAGGTAATTTAAATGTATCATATCTTAAATCATCTCGTGGTCCCCCAACTTCTATATCTAATTCTCCACCTTCATATTCATCAGGATCATTTAACCAAATACTAATACTAAGTTTTCTCATTATATTAGGATTATAATGTGGTGAATTTGGATGAACTACATCCTTATGCCATCCATAATATCCTCCCTTATTATAAATTCCATATTGTGGGATTTCTAAACCAGTAATATTCCAATTCCACTTAGATATATTATTATTCCAATCTATAACCATACCCAATAACTGTTGACCTAATTTCCTACTATCTAAAAAAGCAACATCACTTACTCTTAAATTATCATCTATATATGGTTTTGCATCACCTATTTTACCAACTTCCATATTCAAGGAAGGTTTATTAATTTCTTCCTGAATCAATTTCCATGTAGGAGTATTAAATATATTATTTGTCCCGTAAGATATATTTTCCAATTAATTCCATTCAAGTGCTTCAGACACTGCAGGAAACTGTTCAGTAAATAGTCTCTTACACTCGTTGGCAATATCCATATGTTCTTTCTGTGTTCCATGTGCAGAACGTAGATTGATATAATGTATCCATGAACGACAAGAACCAGTCATATAGATACGTGTTGGTGTAGCAAGAGGAAGAACAAACCTTGCACATTCTTTTGCAACACCTGCTTTTAACATCTGATTATATAAAGCAAAGGAAGAACTAAAAAGAGTATTCATCTGCCTATTAAACTTATCAACCATCTCTGGATCTAGATCATCAATACTATTCTGTCTATTCTTATCATCTTGTCTGCGAAGTTCAGGTAATTCTATTTCACCTAGAAGATTACTATCAGCATACCTTTGAGAGAACTCTTGATATGTGAAACTTCTATGCCTTAGTATCTGTGCCGCAATACCTCTTGTAGTATTGATCTCTACTGTCATGTATGCTTGCTCAAAGACACTCCAGTGACCGTGTTTGATGCAATACTTTAATAACCCTGAGAACTTATCGTTGTCTTGATTCTTAGGGTTAGAAACACGAGCAACATATGCCATAAGTTGTTCAGCATCAGGAGTGACACTGATTAAATTAACATTCATAATTCGATCCATTCTCTTGGTTCTCTAGCTTCATTACATACAATAGGGAAACTCACAGACATTCTAACAGTATTAGAAGTTGCTAAATGTGGATAATATTTAGGAATCCAAATTGCATCTCCAGGTTTCATATCTACATCTAATAAAGGAGTGTCTGTTATAGACATATTACCTTTGATTGATGGTGGATTATCTATATCAATTATATCCCATACTTTAAAATTTGTCTCCCCCTCACATTGAACTATAACATTATGACTCTGATCATAATGAATCCCAAAAGGATGAATTAATGAGGTGTTACGACAAATATAAATGTGAGCATCTGCAGCTCCATTATACTCTTCTTCAAATCTTTTGGCAAGATCATTAACCTTTTTTGAACATCGAGACATATCCTTCAAATAACATATATTATTCTGAAATATATCTTTAACGACTAAAGGAGGAGCACAATTTTGGTCTAGAGTCCAAAAACTATTTTCCCAGTGATATTCTTCTCCTTTAAATTTAGGTATTACAATTCTCTTACAACTCATTAATGGACGGATATTAATTAAAGTAACAAACTCTTTCCAACTAAGTAAATTGGGATAATAACCCTTCTCAAACTTTGGTTTCATTAATCTGGATACCCATCATCATCTTCAAAAACTTCTTCATAATCTCCTACTGGTACAGGTTGGTATGCTTCTACATCTGAATAGATTTCAGACTCCAACTCTTCTACAACTTCTTTAAGAGCCATGATTAAAACTTTTAATTTTCCTCTATCCATGATTTTGTTTCTCATTATTTAGAGTGGGTGGGAGGTTGGATTAATGTGTACCAACAAGTAAGGGGCATTGCTACATTAGTAGATTTTTACCTTACTGTCCGAGACCCGACTGGTATGTCGGTTCTGTCGCTTCCACGACAGCAGCACCACCTGTGTCTCGTCACCTTAACTAGCCTTATGCCAGCAAGTTTGATTCAGTCACTCCCGTGTTGAGTTCGTCAACCCAACAAAAGTATTATGGCATAAAAAAAGAGGGGTGTCAACACCCCTCTCTGAACCAAGTAAGGTTATGCTCAACTCTTAGATGCGAACTTGCGTTCTACCTTGATTCCACGATACATAAGATCATGGTTTCTGTGCTGAGCTGCTTCAGCGAGTACCTTATTGTTGTACTCTGTGGAGTCATAAGAGACTCCTCTGTATGTGACTTGTGCCATTGGGTTTCTCCAAAGTAGTAGGGGTTTTAATCCGTTCCTTTAGTCAACTTTTACGTCCCCAGTCGAAGGGGGATGAACGATTTCGTTCCGAGTCGGCTTACTTGCGCCCTGAATGTATCAGGGTGAACGTTATGTGTTAATATTAACACAGGTATATTATATAGTCAAGTAGTTATGTAGTTTAAGATACAGTTTCATTATTGTCCCTTCTCCAGTACTTATCTTTAAGTTCTTTAACCTTTTGTTTATTCTCTAAAGTTGTATTAGATTTTTCTATTTGGTCGCAAATACGGAACAATGATGTTAGTGTCCGCCTCTTTTGAGGCTCTGTTTTTAACATGTTTCTATAAGATAATTTGATCTAACCTTTATTTATACGCGCAAGAAGACCCTACTACACAGTAATAGGGTCTTTCATGGTATAAAGTTCATAGAAACGATCAAATTACCTTATGAACGAAATTATTTATACCCCCTAAATACAAGGTTATTTTGTATAAACTGTCCACCCTGTTACAATATACTTCACCTGAGTTTTACTAGCAATCCCTCTATGAGGATGAGTAAAATGACCAGGCCAAATTAAAAGATCACCGCATCTAGGTTGAAATTTTTTACCTTGTGATGGAAACTCTGTTTCTCCACCATCAGTTACATCATTAAGATATAACATCCATGCTAATACACGATCCAAATTTGACCCTTCAGATTCACAGTGTAATTTTGAATAACATTCATCAGGATTATATTTTTGAATTTTGATTCCGTCAGAAATTTTTGTCCGTGGAAGTTCATCTAAAAAAGGATACTCCTGTGCATATTTTTCAAAACCATTTATAAGACAGTTAATAAAATCA